GTCATGTTCATCAAATCACCAGCAGCAGCGCGTTTGATGGTTGCTCGTTCATTTTCTGTAATTTGTCCTTGACCCTTCATTGCTTCAGCAGCATTTAGCTCAAGTCCAGCAAGTTGCTGCATTGCAAGTGATGTATTTTGCAGTCTTTCAGTATTGTCTTTACCACCAATTCCTAAAGCATCTGCAATTCTTGCTCCTGCAACCTGAGAAGAACCAAGTGTTCCAGAGAATAGTTTTCCACCCTCAAGAATTGGCTTAAGTGTTTCAATTCGTCCCAATGTACCTACAGCACCTTGAGCAGAAGCAAATGCATTATTAACAGCTTCACCAGCACCCTTAGAAAACTCAGATGCAAATGTTTTTCCAGCAACATTAACAATTGTATTTTGTACTCCAGCTTTTTTAAGTGCTGTTTGATAATCTAAGAAAGACCCACCATAACCTTGATTAACAGCTAAGTTATATCCTTGAATTTCTGCTGGTGTAGCCTTCTCTTTTGCTTGTCCTTCAGCAACAGTTTCTACTTTTCCTGTTAATGGATTTTCACGAACAAGTTTTGCACCTTCAGCAAGAGTATGAGTTTTACCACCCATTGCTTGCTGTAAATCAAGTGCATTTTTCAGATATGCTTGACCAGTACCACCCATTGCAATTAATTCTGGTGCTACTTTAGAAATATCAAACCGAGCAGGTTGTGCAGCTACAGCAGGAGTTTCACCTAAGTAGCGACCTTCTTCTTCAACTGGCTTTGCTTCTGTACCAGCAACAGCAGGTTGGTAACCACGCATAAACAATTGTTTAGCAAGTTGCTCTTCTTGACGTTTCTTTAACAATTCTTGCAATTGAGTGTTTTGCAATTGATTTTGCAATGATTCTTGCATACCACCACGATATGCTTGCTGACCAGCTTGCAAACCTTGAGCAATAGATGCGCCAGTATTACCTCCTTGGAACAATCGTCCTGCTAAGGCATATAAGGCTTGTGCTTGTGCATCATCACGGCTACGCTGAATGTCAGCAGGCGACATACCAAGCAGACCCATTGTGTCTGCACCGCTAGTACCAAAAATGTCTAATAGTCCAGCCATGATTTAATCCCACCAGTTAGAGCTAAGGGCAGGTGATGTTGCATCAATAGTACCCATATTAGAACCACCAGTTAACCAATTAGTACCGCTATTCCACAAGTTACTAATTCCAGTAGAGCCGCCTAGATTCTTGTATAGACCACCACCAACAGCAGCCAAACCAAGAACATTTTGCAATGTAGATGTATCAGCAGCACCGCTAGTTGTTTGGCTTGCAACTCGTCCTAATGGGTTTCCATAGACCAATGACAGATAGTTCTGCAAGTTCTGTTGTGGTTGGTTTTGCAAGAAATTGAACTTAGCCATGTCAGACTGCAATTGCTGACCTTGGTAACCTTCACGAATCTGACCAGCTTGCAACATATTCTGAATGTCTTGATAGTCAGCAGAAGTCATTGCAGGAGCAGCCATCGTAGCTTGCTGTTGTCTTGCTCGCTCATCTGCATAGTTTTGATAAGCTAACTGTCCAGCAGTATTAGCTAACTGTTGACCAAATGCGCCTGTGGCTCGGTCTTGCAATTGACCCATAGCACCAGAACCATAACGACCAGCCAAACTAGCCTTAGATGAAATATCGCCTAAAGTCTGTTTGAATTGCTGTTCGGCAGCTTGAGCAGCAGGTTGGAACGCACCTTGGAAGAAAGGATTGCCACCCAAGAAACCACCAGAAACTGTATTCTGAAGTTGATTCTGAGCAGACTGAAGTAGTGGATTACCTAACTTAGCACGAGCCTCAAGAGCCTGTAAACCTGTTTGAGTGGTAGTCGATGGACTTACATAAGTCTGACCACCATAATATTGTGGGCCACCGCCCTGATACGCTTGTTGCGCCTGTTGCAGACCATATGTCAAATATGGTTGTATTGTTGGGTCAATCGCTGATGTGGTAGTAGTCGCCATGTTTTACTCCTAGAGTTTCGGATTCCATAGCGGGTCATCCACGGAATCCATTTTAATCAAAATTTGTTAAAAATCAACCTATAACTGCATATTTGTAAGTTTTTCCAGCAGTTGAATTGGCTAAGTGGCTAATTGTTGCCGTTCCTTGACCTTGACTGCTTACATACATTTCTGGCAATGGTGAAACTAATGTAAAAGTAATCACACTAGCTGGAACTGTTGGCCTTGCATAAGGACTTGTAGATGCTGAATATGCTTCAATATAAACCTGTGTAGATGTTGTTGCACAGACCAATTCAATATAGTCATTAGCCGATACATCTACAAAGAAGTTTGCTACAGCAATCAAGTATCCATCAACACCACCATGACTGTTAACAACAGCATATTTACTTGCTGTCCCAGCAATGTCAGTACCATTCTTTCTTAGCCAAACAGTAACCTCATGTATTTGAGTATCCATGTTGGCAAACTGCAAGCTAAACTGAATGTTATAAGTTCCTGCATTAACAATAGTTACTTTGTTAGATGCAAGACTAAATCCATATGCAGAATCTACTGTATTAAAAGCTACAACAGTAGGTGTATTGGCTGCGCCAAATGTTTGGCTTGAGTTATTTTGAAATGCGCCACGAGGAACAATAGACCTAGATGCCTCAAATGTTGATGGAGCAAATAGGATAACGCTATCTGGGCCAATACGCCTATCAGTAATAGTTGTAGTTGTAGCACCACCAGTTGATAAAGTAATCGTTCCTGTATTGTTGGTTTTTCCATCCATGATGCCACGGACAACTTCTGCCACGGCTCGTTGGTCACCACCAAATGCAGGAAGACTTCTAAACATTAGCGTACACCTTGACCAACAATGTCAACGTCAATAGCTACAGCATTAATCCAATCAGCACCAGTTGGAACTAATTGAAGTCTGTGATAGCGTCCAGAACTACGCAAAGAAACTCTATTCTCAGAATCTGCTGCTACTGCTGTTCCATAAGTAACTTGCTCACTTAACAATTTACGAGAAGCTACAGCAATAGTTGCAGAACCATTATCTACTTGTGGACGAGCCAAAGTAACTACAGATGGCCCGCCTAGATCAATATCACCAGTAGCAATTTGACCAGTCAAGCTTGCACCTGTATATGTGTAAACTTTTGAACCTTTTGTTCCACCAAGGAAATATTTACCACCAATAAACAAACGAGAATCAAGACTTGTAGTCAATGCATCAATAGATGTTGAAATGCTATCCAATTGCTCAAGAGTAACTGACGTAGTAGATGCTTCTGACAAATAATCAGTACCAGCATCTGCATAAGTCCATTTCTTTGTAGCAAAGTTATAGATCATCAGTTTACGACTTCCATCTGTAGCAATATAGTTCCATATAACCAACTTGCGAACAGGATCAACAGCAGAAGACATAGAACCATAATCAGATTCTGAAGCATCATTAATAAAAAACCGATCAACTTTTTCATTTCCAATCGGCTGGACAGTTTGTCCATCACACAAATAAAATCCATCATCAGATAAGAAGAATGTAATTCCTTGGTATTGAGCAATTGAGCCAGCTACCATGCATCCTTTGTTACGAGAAATATTGTCAAACTGGAAAATGAATGGCGTACCAACATAGGTCATTCGGCTAATGGCTCTTTCTAGGAAAACCAATCCAAACTCACCACCACGAATACCAACAATCTGACCGCCATCAGGAATATCTTGATAGTCAGACTGAGTATTTACATTTTCTGTCCAATCTGTTTCATCATTGATAGCAGACCATCGAACTCGATATTGCTTCTGTTCAGCAGATTCATAAGTATTTGCACAAACAACAAAATCACGAACAACAGTAATGTATTTGGCAATTGGAGCAGTAGCACTCAAATCAGCAAATGATGTAGATGTTCCTAGTGTCCATGCTTGTAGTTTGTCAGCATTGTTAGTTGTGATTACTGTTTTACCAAACTGAGTAAATCTTACTCTATCTGAAATTCCAGTAGTCATTCCAGATTTAACTTGAGTTAATACACCAACACCATCAACTTTATAAATCTTAGATGCACCAGCAGTAAACAACTGAGTAGTTGAATCTGGATTTTTGGCAGCATATAAAGTTACTAAATCTTCAGATGCTGAACCAGAAAAAGATACAGCACTTGGAAAAGGGCCATATCCAATAGCCTGAGAAACGACATTCTTAGCGTCTGTTAACGCACCAGAAATACCAGACTGGTCAGGCATCCATTCGCCAAGAGTGATACGTTGTGTAGGCATATTATGTTGTTCTGATAGTCAATGGAACACCAGAGTATTGACCTTGCTCGTCAGAAGCAGTCAAACCATTCATAGCACGATCAAACATAGTTCCCCATGTATTGATACGAGAATCATTCATCAAATAAGGCTCTGCTTCTAGCAAAGATGCATACAAAAGCAGATCAGGACAAACAGTCAAGAATGTGTTTGTTGTATTTGAACTGCTCAAAAAGTCAGGAGCAGCAGAATAAATTAGATTCAGCGTCAATGCTGAATCAGGAATTGGTGCTAACTGAAATGTGGAAGCTAGAACTGTATAAGTCTTTGGCTTTCCAGAATCAGATGTTCTCGAATTACGAGAGAACAATGCAGGGCTTTCATAAGCCAATGGTTGAACAGGATTACCTGCTACAACAAAATCACTTACTTGCAAAAAGTTAGATGGAATAGAAACTGTTGCTGTTCCTGCTGTGCAAGTAATGGTAGTAGATGTAAGCATCTGACGAATACGCAACTCTCTGCGCAAACGAACTTCAGCCAAACGAATGAAGTCTGGAATTTGAGTTGTTAGGTCTGAACGAGCCAAATATCCTGCGATAGTTGTCTGTAAGTCAGAGTAAGTTGAAATGCTCATACAACTCCAGTCCGAGTTCTAAAAACTCTGTTATCTCGCTCGTTTAACCAAGCCTTAAAACGCTTTTCATCAAGAATAGCAAAGCCACGCATAATGCCTTGCTTGTTCAATTCATCAATCACAGTCATTGGAATTGAGGCTACCTTATTGCCAAACAAATGGTCAGACCATCTTGCTCGCTCATCATAGGAG